TCCATCTCCGCACGGCCCCGCCCGAGGGTGCGGGGCCGCGCGGCCACACCCTCACCACCCTCGGAGGCTGCTGTGACACGCCTGTGCCTGCCCGACGGCGCCGTCCGCGGCATCGACATCCAGGGCGCCCAGACCGGCACCACCACCTCGTACACCGCGGGCCGGGACGGCACGGTCACCGTGGACAACCCGCAGCACGAGAAGGCGCTGCGCCAGTACGGGGCGTTCCCCGCGAACCTCGGCGGCCGGCCGGCCCGCGGCGGATACCGCTGCGCGTGCGGGTTCGCCTCCTACGTCAAGACCTGCTCCCGCTGCGGTGGGACCTGCGAGAAGGAGTAGCTATGCCCCCGCGTAAGCGCGCAGAAGCCAAGCCCGAGGACCCCGAGCAGACCACGGTCCCGGCCCCGGCGCCGGCGCCGGCCGCACCCGTCGACACGCCGCCGGCGGACCCCGGCGGCGCCACCCCGCCGCCGGAGAACCGGGACGAGCCGCCCGTCGATAAGCCGAAGGCGCCGGAGAAGAGCGACCTGCAGGACGTCGAGCAGCCGTGTGTCGAATGCTTCCCGAACGGATGGACCGAGGGGGCCTTCTCGCAGGGTTGCGAGCACGGCACGTGGGTCCGCAAGCAGTCCTGACCGCAATGACGAGGGGGTGACCGGTCGTGCTGTTCACGCCCTACGTGTCGGCGGCTGCGTTCCGTGCGCACCCTACCTACCTCGACACCGACGGGCTGCGCGTTGCTGATCCGGACCCCGCCGACCAGACCGCAGCCCTCACCACGCTGCTACTGGAGGCGTCGGAGTGGGCCGATAACGAATGCAACCAGCCGTTGGGCGCGCATGTGCGGACGGTGCGGTGCCGGGCCACCGTGGACCGGGTCGGCAACCTGAAGTTCCACTCGGACCACGCACCCGTGGCCAGTGTAGTGAGTGTGAGCTACGGGCAGACCCCGACGGCGATGACCACCGTGTCCGGGGCCGGGGCGTGGGTGGAGAACGACGCCAACATCGTTGTACCCCTCGGCGGGGCGAGCATCGCCTGGTCCGGTTCGCTGCAGTTCGGCCTGCCGCTGTCCGGCGAGGTGTTCGTGCGGGCCGTGGTGGTGGCAGGGTTCGCCGCGACCGTCCTGACCGGCACCTCCACAGCGGGTGCCACCTCGCTCACGGTTGCCGACCCCACCGGGTTCCTGCCTGGCGAGCGCTACCGCATCTGGGAGCCCGGCGCCGAGGAAACCATCACCATCGCAGCGGACTGGGTGGCCCCGGACCCGACGCTGCCTCCGGTGGCGACTGCGGTGGCTCTGGCTTCGCCCACGCTCAACGCTCACGCGGCCGGCCATGACCTCTCTGGCCTGCCTGCTGAGGTGCGTATGGCGGTCGTGCAGTACGCGATGGCGACCCTGATGCGGCCCGACTCCACGGCAGAGGACGAGTTCCCCAACACCGCGCTCGGCAGCGACACCCGCAGGAACGATCCGCGGGACGGGACCGGGCTGGTCGCTGCCGCGGCGCGCACGCTGGCCTCCTACGGCAGGGTGCGATGAGCATCCAGTCGGTTCTCGACGGGATCTGCGCGTACTTCGGCGGGGCGTTCGATCCGGACACCCGCACCTACCGGTCGTCCCCGGTGGCCGGCGTGGGTGTGGTGCGGCGGGCCTGGGCCACCAACGACGTACTCAGCGACTACTTCCGCGGCATGGACCCTGGCGCGCGCACTGGGAGCCAGATCGTGGTGTGGATCCCACGGGACTCCGAGCAGCGCTTCGCCCTGGGGGGCGAGCACGGCGGGATGAAGAACGTGCGGTACACCGTCGAGATGGCGGTGTACATCCGCTCCCGCACCCCGCACGCAGAGGATGCGCAGGACGACGTGTACGCCCTGCGTGACGCCCTCAAAGCGTGGATGCGCGCCGACCGGACACTCGGCGGAGCCTGCTTCGAAGCGGGCGAGGCGGTCGACGGCGGCCAGGGGTCCATCGACTGTGAGTACGGGCAGCCCGAGACGAAAGCCGGGCTGACCAAAAGCTTCCTGCTCATGAGCTACACGGCCCTGGAGATCGTCCAAGCCTGACCGCGGCTCGCCCCCGCCCCTCTTCCTGCTGTCCTGACCCGGACTGGAGATTCGCCATGCCCACGAAGCCCGAGCCGGACAGCGCCCCGGCCGCGGACGACACCCCGAAGAAAACCACCACGCCGGCCGCCGAGCCGAAGCAGACAAACGCCCCCGAGGTGCCCGAGGGGCGCCTTCCTGCGGGAGTGTACGAGTTCACCGGGACGATCCCGACGCACTACCTCGACGTGCCGCTGACCGCCCGCCCCGCCGACCCCGGCCAGCCCGCAGAGGGCGACGACCCGGGCACCCCGGCTGTTCCGGCGACGGTGTTCGACTGGGCATTCTCCGCCCCGCACGACGGCCGCTGGCAGCCCAGCAAGAAGAAGCCCAACCAGAAGCCGGACAACGCCGGCGCCGACCCGGAGGAGTGACCGGTGCCGACTCCCGCTACCTACGCATCCACCAAGCAGTTCATCGGCATCGCACCCGAGACCACGCAGGGGACCGCGGTGGCGATGACCGCCACGCAGCTCCTCACGTCCTTCCAGCCCACCGACAAGCCGACGTTCCTCAAGGACCAGTCGTGGCGCGGGTCGATGGGTACCGACAGCTTCGCGCAGATCCAGGGTGTGGCCACCGCGGACCTCAGCCTCGGCGGGCCTGTCTACGGGGACACCCTCGGGTTCTGGCTGAAGAACATCCTCGGCGACGTGGCCGTGACCGGTACCCCGACCGGGTCAGGGTCGACCACGCTGTCGGCGCAGGCCGCGGCGGGTGCGACAAGCATCTCCGCGACCGCGACGATCCCCGCGGCGACCGTCGTGCAGATCGGTACAGGTGCGACCGCGGAGGTGTTCACGACGGGCACCCCGACCGGCTCGGGCCCATACACCATCCCGCTGTCCACCCCGACGGGCGGCCTGAAGTACACGCACGCGTCCTCGGAGGCGGTCGTACCGGTCGTCTCTGCCGGCCCGTACACCTACTCGTGGTCGCTGCTGAACTCCGGCGGCGGCCAGCCGATCTCGCACACCCTGACGCACTCTTTGGGGACCACCGCCACCGTGGGAGCCCGTCAGTACCCCGGGTTCTGCCTCAGCCAGATGAACCTCAAGTTCAACGCCGAGTCGGAGCTGTTCACGTGGGACGGGCAGGGAACGTCCTGGCCGTCCGTGATCGCGGGTGCGGCCCCCACGGCGAACCCGACGACGATCCTGCCGGTCGCCTCGTGGCGCACCAAAGTCGGCATCGGCGGCCCGGCGAGTGGTGGCACCCTCGTGCAGACCGTCACTGACGGCGAGGTCGACATCGTCCGCGAACTCCAGCCGGTGTTCACCGCGAACGGGGCACAGACCCCGTACATCATCCAGCGTGGCGGACTCAGCGTGACCGGGAAGCTCAACTTCGGGGCTGTTTCGGACGAGTCCGCGCTGCTGTACATGCTGAACAACACCCAGCCGCAGGTGCAGATCCTCGTCTCCAACGGTCTCGCCGGGACCAGCGCCATCAGCATCCAGATCGACTGCCAGGTCGCCGCGTTCACCTCCGCGGCTCCCGACACCAGCAAGGCGGCGATCGGCTACCAGAACGGTTTCGAGGCGGTGTTCAACACCACCAACGCCGGCGGCTCCGGGGGCATGTCGCCGATCCGGGTCGCCGTCACCTGCGGTGTCACCCCCGGCTCGTTCTGACCCCACCCCTTCGACCGCTGCCCCCGGACGTGGAAGGCCGGGGGCAGCACCCTCCTTCCACACGAAAGGCACCACCGCCATGAACCAGCGTCACCCTCTCGCGAGCCCGGACTCGTGGGTCGAGCTCCGCGACCCGACCGAGCTTCGCGCCGGCGACCAGATGGACATCCAGGACCAGGTCACCGCCGACAACGGCGGCGCGATCCTCCGGCAGATGAAAAACGCCCTCGCCGTGGCCCTGGTGGTCAACTGGTCGCTGCCGCTGCCGATCCCGACCCAGGATCCGCAGTCGCTGCGGCTGATGAGCATCCCCGACTACACGGCGCTCAAGCGCCTGGTGGAGCCGGCGGAGAAGCTGATCTGGCCGGCGGACCCGGAGCCCGAGGACCCGGAGGTACTGGAGGCAGCGAAGGCGGACCCGGCGTCCCCTACTGGGGACGCCGCCGCGTCCTAGCCATCCTCGAAGGGCGCCCGATCCCGGGCGAGCACCCGGTGACTCCGCTGGAGCGGGTGGCGTGGCGGTACGGGTGGTTCGCCGAACGGTACGGGTGGACGCCCACGCAGGTTGATGAGCAGCCGCTGTGGGTCATCAACCAGTTGCCGGTGTACGCCAGTGCCGTGGAGGAGGCCAAGGCCCATCTGCGGCAGGCGGCCCAGGCGGAAGCCGAGCGGGACGCTGCCCGCAGGGGGTGACCGGTGGAAGTCAGTGTCTCCGTGTCCGGGGCGGACGACTTCGGTGCGGCGCTCGATGCGCTGGAACTGCGCGTCGTCTCCGCGACCCGCCGGGCCACCAAGGACGGGCTGACCCTGCTGGAACGGCGGACCCACGGCAGGCTGTCCCGGTACTACCACCCGCCACGCACCCCCACGCCGTCACCGCCGGGTGAGCCGCCGGCGCGCATC